AGCACCATCCGGCCTGTACAGGTCCACAAGTTCGGAAACCAAGGCATCCCGACACGGGGTGCCTTCTCTTTGGGAGGCCCGACATGGGTGTCCACGGTCCAATCCCCAAGCGCGACGCCGAACGCAGGCGCAGGAACAAGCCGGACGTGCCCATTGACACCGTCGAAGTCGCCGGCCCGGTAGACATGCCGCCGGCCGACCCACGCTGGCACAAGATCGCGATAGGCCTGTACGAGTCCCTTCCCACTTCCGGCCAGTCGCAGTTCTACGAAGCCTCGGACTGGGCTACCGCCTACCTTCTCGCCGAATCACTGAGTCGTGACCTCAAGCCGCAGGCTGTGGGCATCCACCCGGAGACCGGCAAGGTGGTGCGCGCCGTCATCCCGCTCAAGGGCGCCTCGCTGTCGGCCTACCTCAAGGCCTTCGCGGCGCTGGGCATGACCGAGGGCGACCGGCGCCGCATGGGCATCGAGATCGACCGCAAGCCGGACGCGCCCAAGCTGGCCGAGGTCTCCGTGATGGATGAGTACCGCGACGCCATCGGCGGTTGAGCCGGTATGCGTCGGTCCGACCTGGCAGCGGGGTGCAGACGGCAAGTGTCTGCTCCCCGAGCGCACGCTTGGCTGGCACGCCATCCAGTGGGCGGCCGAGTGGCTGCAGCACGAGGACGGGTCGCCCTGGCGCTACACCCCTGAGCAAGCGCGTTTTCTCTTGTGGTGGTACGCACTCGGCGAGCGCGACCGCTTCCTCTACCGGGACGGCGTGCTGCAGCGCCTCAAGGGCTGGGGCAAGGATCCGCTCGGCGCGACGCTCTGCGCGATTGAGTTCGTCGGGCCGTGCCGCGTCGACCCGAGCGGCGCGACGGTGCGGGACCCCTGGGGGCGCGAACACCCGGCGGGCGTGGCTCACCCTCAAGCGTGGGTGCAGACCGTCGCCGTCGCTCTGCAGCAGACGCGCAACACGATGCTCCTGTTCCCCGCGTACTTCACGAAGCAGGCCCTCTCCGAGTACGAGATCGACCTCGGCAAGGAGATCATCTACGCCCACCACGGCGCGCAGCAGATACAGGCGGTGACGAGCTCGGCGCGCGCCATGGAAGGCAACCGCCCGACCTTCGTGCTGCGCAACGAGACGCACCACTGGCGCGAGGTCAACGAGGGCTGGGCGATGGACCGCGTGATCGGCAGAAACCTCGCGAAGAGCAAGGACGGGCAGGCCCGCGCCCTCTCCATCACCAACGCCTACGAACCCGGAGAGGAATCGGTCGCGCAGCTCGCCCGCGAGGCCTTCGAGAATGTCGAGGCGGGCCGCGTGGTCGACTCCGGCATGTTGTACGACTCGCTGGAGGCGCCGCCAGAGGCCGTCCTGAGCGCGGAGCAGGCGCCGGCGGTCATCTCCGCAATCCGTGGCGACGCTGAATGGCTCGATATTGAGCGCCTCGTTAACGAGATCGTCGACCCGCGGAACGAGCCCAGTCAGTCCCGACGCTTCTACTACAACCAGATTGTCGCCACTGAGGACGCCTGGGTGACGCCGCAGGAGTGGGACTCCCTCGCCGACAAGAGCGCCAAAGTCGCAGACGGCGAGCAGATCACGCTCGGCTTCGACGGTTCGCTCACTGACGACCACTCGGCCCTAATCGGTTGCCGCGTCTCGGACGGCTTCACCTTCACGCTTGGCGTGTGGGATCCCGAGAGGCACGGCGGCACGGCGCCGCGGGCAGCTATCGACCGCGCCGTCCGGGACGCCTTCGAGCGCTATGACGTGGTGGCCTTCTTCTCCGACCTGCACCCCTGGGAGTCCTACGTGGACCTTTGGGACCTCGAGCTCGGGAGAGGCCGGCACCGCGAGCTCTGCGCAGCCGCCAGCCCAAAGCACCGCATCGCCTGGGATATGCGAGCCAATCAGAAGGGCTTCACCCTCGAGGGCGCCGAGCGCACGCACAACGAGATCACGGAGCGGGCATTCCGCCACGACGGTGACGCCCGCGTCCGTCAGCACGTCCACAACGCCCGTCGGCGCCCTAATGCCTGGGGCGTGTCCTTCGGCAAGGAACACCGCGAGAGCCGGCGCAAGGTCGACGCCCTCGCGGCCCTCATCCTCGCCCGCATGGCGCGGCGAGCGTACCTCGCACTTCCCGAACGCAAGCGGCGGCGGAAGCGCCAGCGAGCCGTGTTCGGCTGAACCTCGGACCAGGGAGACCGCATGGCGCTGAACCCGACCGAGGTGGTCGACCAGACGAAGCGGATGCTCTCCTGGAGAGCGCAGGACGCCGACCGACTCGACCGCCTTTACGACTACATCCACGGAAAGCAGCGCTTCCTCTGGCTGCCGGACGACACCTCCCTCGAGGTCCGACGCATCGCCCGCATGAGCCGCGTCAACGTGCTCGGCCTCGTGGTCGACTCCATGGCCCAGAGCATGTACGTCGACGGCTACCGGGCTCCCAAGGAGGAGCAGGAGTCTCCCGCCTGGGACATCTGGCAGCGCAACCGCATGGACGCGCGCCAGCTTGGCGTGCACCGTGCGGCCCTCTCTTATGGGGTCGCTTACGTGACCGTGCTTCCCGGCGATCCCGTGCCCGTCATCCGCGGCCTCTCGCCGCGCGAGATGACCGCCGTCTACGGCGAAGACGAGGACTGGCCCATGTGGGCCCTCGAGAAGCGGCGCTCGGCGGTCAGCGGCAAGACGCTGTACCGCCTTTTCGACGAAATGAACGTCTACTACGCGGAGGCCGACTCGGGCGGTAGCGTCCAGTTCGTCTCCTCGGAGGTTCACGGGGCCGGCGTCGTCCCGGTGGTCCGCTTTGTCGCGAAGTCAGACCTGGACGAAGAGGTCACGAGCGAGATCGAGGACCTCATCCACATCCAGGACCAGATCAATTTGACGACCTTCGGCCTGCTAGTCACTCAGCACTACGGCGCATTCCCCTACAGGTTCATCAGTGGCTGGGTGCCGGAGGATGCCAATGAGACGATCGAGGCCAAACAGACCAAGTGGGGATTCTTTGAGGACCCCGAGATCAAGCCGGGGCAGCTCCCCGGCGCCCCCCTGAACGGTTACGTAGAGTCCCGCCAGGACTCGCTGCGCATCCTCGCCTCCATCTCGCAGACGCCTGCGCACGCTCTGCGCGGTGAACTCGTGAACCTCTCGGCTGAGGCGCTGGCCGCCGCCGAGCAGGGCGAGCGCCGCAAAGTCACGGAACGCGAGACGATGTTCGGCGAGTCGTGGGAGCAGGCGCTCTCGCTTGCCGCCACTGAAGCCCAGGTCGAGTCGGACCCCACCTCTCAGGTGCGCTGGAAGGACACCGAAGCCCGCGCCTTCGCCGCCACCGTCGATGCCCTCGGCAAGCTGGCGCAGATGCTTCAGGTCCCGGTCGAGGAGCTCTGGGAGAAGGTCCCAGGCGTCACGCAGGCCGACGTCGCACGCTGGAAGGAGGCCGCTGCCCAGGGTGACTCGCTCGACCGGCTTGGCGCCCTCCTCGACAGGCAGACCGTCCCGCCAGGCGGCGGAAACGGCGCTCAGCAGGTCGACATGACCGGGCAGATGGTCGTCGGCTGATGGCCAGGACCGCCGCAGGCGCAACGCTGAGCGCCCTGCACCGCGAGGACCAGCTCGCTTTGCGCGCCAAGGTGCTGCGCGCCGTGATGCGGCTGTTCCCGATCTGGGACCCGTCCGACCCGGCCTCGTACCGGCGCTTCGAGGAAGCCCTCGTCATCCTCACGAGGGCCGGCTATGACGACTCGGCGTTCATCGCGCAGCGGTTCTACGAGCAGTTCCGGGCCGTCGAGATGCCCAGTGCCGTGGCGGTCGCTGGCGGCCTCGCTGTCGAACTTCCTGAGGAACAGATTCGCGCGGCCATCTCAGCCACATCTCGGGCCGCCGTGTTCCGCGCGCTGAAGTCGGGCCAGAAGTACGAAAAGGCCATGGCGAACGGCCTCGTCGAGGTCTCAGGCTCCGTCAGTCGCCTCGCGCTGAAGGGCGGCCGCGACTTCATCGAGGGTCAGGTGAGGCGCGACCCATTGGCGCTCGGCTACTCGAGAGTCACGAGCGGCGAGCCCTGCGCCTTCTGCTCGATGCTCGCCAGCCGCGGCCCGGTCTACAAAGAGGACACGGCCTACTTCCGCGCCCACGACCACTGCTCCTGCACTGCCGAGCCCTGCTACCCCGGATCGGAGTGGCCCGGCCGAGCGCGTGAGTTCCGCCGCCTCTGGAACGAGAGCGGCTCGCTGAACACCTTCCGCTCGAACCTCACTCAGCAACGAGCGGCTGCCGCCACGGCTGCCGCAGAGACCACGTAACCCGACACGGGAGCGACTGTGGACCCCAAAGACGAGCAGGACCAAGACCCGAAGAACCAGGACGGCCAGAACGCTGGTGGTGGGCCCGACACGGGCGATGACGGCCACCCCGGCGGCGAGCCCGACTACAAGGCCGAGGCCGAGAAATGGAAGGGCCTCAGTCGCAAGCACGAGAGCCAAGCCAAGGCCAACGCCGACGCAGCCAAGCGCCTTGCCGAGATTGAGGACGCGAACAAGTCCGAGCTGCAGAAGGCCACCGACAAGGTGACCGTCGCTGAGAAGCGCGCCGCCGATGCCGAGGCAAAGGCCACCCGCTACGAGGTGGCCGCGGAACTCGGCATCCAGGCCAAGCACTTGAAGTACCTCGCCGGTTCAACGAGGGAGGAGATCGAGGAGTCCGCCAAGGGAATCCTCGACGACTTCCCCGAGACCTACGCCGGGTCCGACAAGGACGCCTCCGGCAAGCCGACACGGCCGAAAGAGCGGCTGCGCTCGGGCGCGGCTCCCGACGAGGAGCCCGACGAGACAGACCCGCACAAGCTCGCGGCATCAGTGCCGCGGTTCTAGGAGCAGGAGACCATGGCGAACGCATTCATCAAGGCGACGAAGGTCGTCAACACCGCGCTTGGCGTGCTGATGCGCGAGACCGTCCTGCCGAACCTCGTCTGGCGCGACGCGGCGGGCGACTTCGCCGGCGTCAAGGACGACACGATCACGATCCGCATCCCGGCCTTCACAAACTCGCGCAAGCGCACGCTCCGTGCCGCCGGGCCAATCACCATCGACGAGGTCTCCGAGACGTCCGTCGACGTCAAGCTCGACACCGACATTTACAAGGGTGTCGGGGTCACAGACGAGAACCTCACGCTGGACATCACCGATTTCGGCGCGCAGATCCTCAACCCCATCCTGCAGTCCATCGTGATGGGGATCGAGGATGAACTGGCCGACACGATCGCCAGTGCCGAGTACGCCCTCACGGCAACCTTCAGCGAGGCGGCACCGCTCGCAAGCGTGCTCACCGCACGGCGCAAGCTGAACGATTGCAACGTCCCCAAGGCTGGCCGCGCGCTAGTGGTCGGGTCCGAGATCGAGCAGATCATCCTCGAGGACTTGGCCAGTCGCCCCGTCGCAGCTCCTGCTGAGCAGAACGCCCTGACGGACGCAACGATCTCCACAAACTACGGCGGCTTCCGCGTCGTACAGGCAAACGGCATCGCCCCTGATGAGTGCTACGCCATCCACCGGACGGCGTTCGTGCTCTCGAGCCGTGCGCCTGTCGTGCCGGACGGTGCCAGCTGGGGCGCCTCGCAGTCGGCCGGCGGGTTCGCTATCCGGGTCATCAAGGACTACGACCCGTTGAACCTGAAGGACCGCTGCATTGGCAACTCGTGGATCGGATGCGACGTCGTCAAGGACGACGGAGACCTCAACGATGACGGTCAGTTCGTGCCTGAGGACGGTTCCGGATCCGGCAGCCCCATCCTCGTCCGTGCCGTCAAGCTGACGCTGGGTTCGTGATCCCGAAGCGTCTGCATCAGTTCTGGGTCGGCGGCCCGCAATCAGGAC